TGTAAAAGAGTTATATCCAATACATCTCTACTATTTTCAAAGATGTTTGGGTAACCCTGAAATCCTACTGCTGATATTCTATCTCCAACTCTATTGTAAGTTATGTTGATAGTATTTTTCTTTTTATGAATGTTTACTCCACTATTTAACACATAGTTTGATTGTCCCTGCAATTGCCTTTTCACACCATTCACTTCTACTTCTGAATTCATTACCGAAGCATTTGTGTAAAAATCAAACCAATCGTTTATCTTTTTTCTTACTTCCAATTCAACACCATATAGGATAGCTGAATTAGGATTTGTGTAAGTTAAAAGAAGATTAGATGGAACTGAACCATCCGCTACAATTTGTTCAATTGGTTTAATGAAGTTCTTACCAAATAGAGAAAGTGAAATGTTTTCACCCACTTTTAGATACCATTCGTATTTAAGGTCTACATTATATATGTCAGATTTTTCTAACTTTGAGTTTCCTAATATTTGTGCATTTCTAACAAAATCATAATAAGCAAAATTAGCTACTTCTCTAAACTCTGGTCTTGCTAATGTTTTGCTTAATGAAAATCTATACTTTGTTTTTTCTTCATTGTATGAAAGGTTTAGGGATGGTAGTATATCCAAATACTCTCTATCCACATTTACTTTCTGTCCACTAAAATCTGCGGTTGATACATCAAATAAATTATACTCACCTCTTAATCCGGTGTTTAATTTCCACCTACCGAATTCAGTATCATACATTGTGTAAAGAGAACCCAAATCAAAATCGGCTGTGTATTTGTCTGTATTATTTGTAATCTCATCTAACATATCAGTTGATAGGTTACGGAATATTCTAGCGTTAAAACCTCTGATTCTTTTTAAGTATCCACCTCCCACTTTAATATCTCCAAATTGTTTGTTGATGTTACTATTAAAAGAGTTCTCATCCATTACACTCCAAAAACGATAGGTATCTCTCCATGCAGTTTGGTATGGTTCGTTTACTCCTAATGATTTTGTAATTGGATTAATTCGATAATCAGGTTGCTCTCTGAAAGTGTATGTGTAACCTATGTTGAAATCTAATGTTTCAATCTTACCATCAAATTGAGAACTAATTACAACATTGTTAATATGATTCGATGCGGTAGATAAAACATTCTGAACATTATCAAAGTTATCACCATTACGGGTTAAGTATGTATCATCCTTTTGATAGTTCACTAATGTTTTCCAACTATATCTATTTTCACCCAAATAAGTGAGATTGAATAAACCATTTGTGGAAAATCTTTTTGTAAATAAAACATCTTTGTAATCATACGCCAATTCAGTTGATGATTGATAATCTTTTCTATCAATGTTATTAATTGTAAATGAATTTCGTATTGTAGAACTGAATAATGAATTCCATTTACCTTTTGTGTATCCGAATGATAATCCTCCGTTTAAGTTTGGCAACGATTGTAATTCTTCGGTTGTTGGATTACCAAATAATTTAGTGTATGCTCTCTTATCACCATTGCCGCTAATTCGATATAGGTAAGTTGATGGGAATGTGGAAGGGAAATCGGTAGCTTGAACTAACTTAAAATCCTTTGAAGTTGAAACCGAACCCCAACCACTTCCCAATGAGATATTAAAAAAGTTATCAGAAACTTCCTTTGTTGTTATTTGAACCAACCCTCCACTCCAATCACCTGGCTGATTCGCTGATGCTGATTTAGAAACTATAATGTTATCTATTAGAGATGTTGGTATTATATCAAATGAAAATGCTCTCCTATCAGGTTCGGTTGATGGTAGTATGGTTTTGTTTAGTAATGCCGAATTGTATCTATCTGCTAATCCTCTCACTAATACAAACTTATCGTTTTGTATTGTTACACCACTTACTCTTTTAAGTGCATCACCTACATTTCTATCGGGTGTTTTTTTAATAAAATCAATTGATAGTCCATCCGATACTACATTACTGTTTCGTATCGTTCTTACAACTGCCGCTTCGGTTACCTTTTGAGAAACACTTCTTACAACAACTTCGGATAATTGTTTTGCATCTTCAGGAAATAAAATATCAAATTCAGTATCCTTATCAAATACCATTTCGTTTGTATATTCAGTATATCCAACAAATGAAGATTTAATTTGATATTTTCCTTCTTTTAAGACAATGGAATATTTTCCATCCGTATCTGATATGGTTGTGAATACATCACCATTTTGGTTTTTGAAAGAAATGTGTGAAAAGTAAAGTGTTTCCGATTTGGATTTGGTAACACCTTTAATAGTTACTTGCGAAAATAATATATTCGGCAAAAGTAACAATAAAAAAAGAAACGATTTCATAAATTATTAAGCTAGTTCCCTAATAATTATGTAATCGCTTCTCTAAATAGGTTAAATCTATATTATCAAATTATTAAGATTTGCCTCTACTCCGGAAAGCTGCTCCTAAGATAGACACTAGAATACAAACTCCTAATGCTTGCATCCAGGATATAGGGTAGAATAGAGAAACTGCCCACTTAATCAATAGCAATTCAAAAAAAAAGACTAGTATTGCTCCTAATAGTAGGTATATTAATGGTTTCATACTATTTCTTATCATTGGATACAGCACCAAATAAAAACATAAAACCTAACATACCGCTTATAGCAAAACTAAAAGCTTCATTAAGAGGTTGGATTTCTAAACCAGTATTACCTGTTATCAGTAAACCTGCCCAAATAAAAGCAAGTACAGATCCGATTGCGTATAAAATTCTTTGTTTCATATCTATAAATATTGAGTGGTTAATTAAGCTAAAATAATTTCTTTAGGTTCATTCATTACAAAGGCCTTACTTGCCCAAGACGTTGCTTTAACAGCTGCATACTGTGCCTGGCTGTATAGGTTAGTTTTTAGGAAGTAACAGTTAATAGTTCCTACTTCTAATTCAGCTAAGATATCGCTATCGATTAGAACTACCTTCTTACCTTTCAAAGCAAATACCGTAAGCCAGGTATCAGTTCCTTCTGCTTTAAATTCTACTGTCTGTAGAGCTCCTTTCTGGAAGCTGTTCAAGACTTGAGCACCAGTAGTATAACGGCCTGCTGACTCTACTACTGTAAAGAATCCAGCCCTGCATTTTACTACTGCTCTAAATTCACCTTTACGTCCATTAATAAAATCTACTGTGTTAATTCCGATTGCATTGATGATGTTTTTCATAACCTTTGTTTTTATATGTTTATCTAATATACCTTAAGATACGGACATTTGATCAGAATTCCAACTAATTCACAAAGTATTTTTTACTTTTATTGAGAATCAATGAGTTATGCAGCGAATTCAGATTGCTTTATATTGTAAAATTCTCTTAAAATCGCCTGTTTTTCTAGTGCAATATTAGGATCTGTACCTAGTCCGATTTCGAACCTAGTATAGATTTCTATCATCTTCTCACAAGCTTCAAACTGTAATAAGTTATTAACTGATTTGATAGCTTTGTAGACTTTCATAAATGCAGCTGTCTTTTTCTCGTTATTCATAACCTTTATTTTTTAACTGTTAGTAATAATTTATCTTCTACTATCTTAATATGAGTTACCACTCCTTCTAAGCCACCTCCAAAGAGACTCATATTAGTTCCTACACTCATATAAGGACCTCCTGAAGGATCGAACATATCGATTGTTTCTAAATCTGATGTTATTAATGGACCGAATAATTTCATGATCCAATTCTCACCATCTCTCCATTCATGGACTACTTCTTTAAACTTCTCTAAAGACATTGGAACTCCGTCTGGTTGTTCAAAGACTACATCGCAATAAGCTTGATAAGCTTCTGTATAGATGTTTGGAAAACCGTAACGGCAATATTCTGGATTATACCCAGACATAATAATAGTATCTTCGTTTTGTTCGAAGACAATCTGATCGCGATAGCGATTAACGTAAGTTTGTTTGATCATAACCTTATCTTTTTAATTATACCTTAAGATACGAATAATAAAGTTGTTACACAACTCTTTTTTTCTGGAACTAATCTTCCTCATTATTGAAAAAGTAATAGAGAAAGACTGCTACTATAAGAGGCCATATGAGGACATTTCTGATTCTATCTGTCATATCCCAAGGCGGTCCTATCTGTCTTGCTGTTGTGAACCATTCTAACCAGGCTCCCCAAACCATTCCTAAACAAAGGTAATATACTAATAAGTATTGTTCCATATTTAAATTTTTAAGCTGGCCATTTTCCTTTTGGACAGTTGTTTTGTGCAGGTGTTGCTGAAGTAAAGATTTTTCCTTGAAGAGGACATCCGCATGCACTACATACTTCAAATCCTACAGCGTTTTTACCTTTAAATTCACAATTTGCACATATTCCGTATCTAATTTCTGCTAATCTTTTTCGAATAGGTGAAGGATTCATAGCTGTTGACCAAGCTTCTACTATTTCAAAGATTTTGTTCATATTAGTTAAAGATTACAATTTGTTCTTCTGTTGATGGATTTTGGAGACGTCTTTTGATCGAACGACCTCTTGCTGCTGATTTTAATCTTTCATATGTAATATCTTCTATTACAATATGATGTCCATATTCTACTAAGTCTGCGATCTTAGGAGAGATTCTGGTTGATGCTACATAATAACTTTTTGTCATAACATTTTTTGTTTTTTGTTTATATATTTTGTTCTTTGTAAATTCTTACATACTTATCTGCCATAGTTTTATAGTTCATTCTAAAACTACTAGGCATTGCTTCGTAGATAGCTTCGTTTCTATAAGGAGAGTTTCCCGGTTTACACCATTTTCTGGAGTAATACATGTAGTTGTAAAACTGTACATATGCATTTGCTCTCTTAATATAATCTTCTATGTCTATTGGCAGGTTCCACTTCTTTATTAGCTTTACTGAACGTTTCTCATTGTCTAATTCAAGGTCTCTGCTCAATCCTAAGTACTTCTTTATGTTTCTTATCTTCTTACCTGATAACCATTCTTCTACGTAATTTAATCCAGTTGCTCCTTTAGCCCATGGTTCACAATCATCTACCCATTGAGTAAGATGAGCAAACTCATGAACTAATAAGGGAAGCCAGGTATCTTCATTCTTTGTCGCTACTACAAGTTCTCTATTTTCTGAATCAAAATACCCTCCGCACTTAATTGTCTTGTCTAATTTCAAATACTTTACTTTCCTTAGAACTAACTTTACTTTATGCTTTTTACACTCTTGTTTAACAAATTCTAGAAAAGCTTGAACGTTAGGATCTTTACGGAAAAACATAATAGACGTTTTATATCTATAAATATATGCTTTTTCAATCTTGATCCAAACTATTTAATGCGAATGTATTCCTCTCTTTTAAGATTCCTATCCATCTCCTCTTCTCTTTTCCATTCCTTAATTACCTGTAAAGCTCTATATTGGGTAGTAAAAACAAAGTCACTGTATACCCATTCGCGTAATATTTTCCCTCTGAATACTTTCCTCATAGGTATATAGATGCGATGTCCGGAAGGGGAATACTTAACTGCAATCTTATATCTATCATGTCCTACTACTATCTCTTCTATCCTTTGTTTTAAACTTAGAGTTTGAGCTACAACATTGCTTACGAAAAAAAAACTTAAAATTGCTAATAACTTTTTCATTTTATATTATTTGTTTAAATTAGTAACAGGGAAGGAATAATTTATAGGAGAACCGGCTAGAAAGCCAGATGTGTACTCTATATTGCCGACAAGCTGATAAGCATCCCATAACTTATCTATAGCTACTAGTATTAAGTTACGGACTTCTTCATAGTTCTCTGCTAATGGATGCTGGGCTGCATGAACAGATAATGTATCCATCATTACATGAAGCCTATCCATTAACTCCAGAGCGTGACCTGGGTTAAGCTCATTAAGTGGTCTACTAGTAAATTCAGGACCAAAATCAAATTCTAATTGTGTTGTCATTTTAAAGTATAATAAGTTGGTACTCGCTATTTTTAGTTTCAAAATATACAACTCCTTCTCCTTCTGTAAAAGACTTCATTACAGAAGTTAACCATGTATATGTTCCGTAATGAGGATCTACTACTAAACTAGCTCCTACTACTGGGTTATCGTGATGCTGTTTATAAGTTCCATTTTCATTCCATTCTAACCAGAGTACTTTTTTACCAGTTACTGTAAAATTGTCTCTAGAACGAATAAGCTTGTACTTATAGGAAGGACTACCGCCATGCTCTTCACAGTATAAATCTTCAGTCATTCCTTCCGTTATAATCCTATTACATTCATGGCAGAGAGTTGCTCCTCTTCCACCGTTAAATTTATGGATGGGTTTAATCTTACTCTGTTTCATGATTCATATAGTTTACAAATTGTAGAGCAGCTTTTGGATTAACTTCCTGTAAATAGTCTAATGTTAAATCGTATCTTCCTAACTGAGTTTGTAAAATAAAGTTTTCAGATGCTAGACTATCTTTAGTTTGTGTTAGTATTTCAACCTGATTTTTGTACTCTATAGATTTATTTCTAGTTGATATCGCCCAGAAGCATAAAATAATAACCCCAATAATTAATACTACTGTGTTTCTCATTTTTTACGTTTTAGAATGTCTTTTAATTTATTACCTTCTTTGATGACTTTACCGCTTTGGTCTAGAGTAGGTGCAGTATAAAATTCTACTGCTATCCAAATAAGCGAAACCAAGACGCCGATTGCTATTGCTATCATATACTTTCTTTTTATAAAGATAAGAAAAAATAAGGTAAGATCCTACAGGTTTATTTCCCTATAGAACATGATCCTTATCATCTTCATCAAAGGGTCCGAATAGATCATCTCCTTTATAGTCTGGATGATTCTTGTGCATGTTGTCGATTCCTACTACCCATCTCCAGGAGATTAAAGCGACTGCTAATACCATACTTACGATTACGATTGCCATAATTATTATTGTTTTAAACGTCCAAATCCTCTAATTGCTTTCTTATACCTAGGCTCTTCTAAACTACTTACCTTTACTCCTTCATACCTATTTGCTGCATGAAAGAACATTGTATTTCCAATATATAGACCGCAATGCCAGCCACTTGGGGAGGCTTTACTTCTAAAAAATACTAAATCTCCAACCTGCACGCTATCATATTTAACTCTCTCTGTCTGTATCCATTGCTTGTAAGCAACATTTTCTAACTCTTTGTTATAAACGTCCTTATAAGCGCGTTTTGTAAATTGTGAGCAATCAATTCCTTTTTCAGTCTTACCTCCTAACTTATAAGGCTTACCAATCCAATCTAGTATAAAATTATTTAAGATTGTATCCAGAGTAAAAACATCTTCAATACCTCTCGTTGATTTAATAGGTTGTGCTTGCCCTACTATACCTAGTAAAGTAAAGGCAATTATAATTATTAACTGTTTCATTTTTTAATCCCACCAGCCTCTAATATCTGATCCGTCATATTTTTTACCACTTACTCTAGAGTTCTTAGTTCCTTCTAAGATGTTCCAAAGCTCTTTCCATTCTTTATTTTCTATCTCTCTAGCTCTAACAAAAACTTTTCTGTTATGAGCAGCTTGCTCTTCTGTATCATCTATTCCTTCAAGAAAGCCTTCTAGGTTTTGTAATTGTCCTAATTCCTCTTCTGCTCTATCGATGTAGTTATCCTCTCTGTTATTTTTAAGAAGCTCTAATACTCTACGCATTGACTTTAGTTTAGGGTCTCTACTCTCTGGTACTTCATTACCCTGCGTGCTCATACCTTCTTCTAATATCGTTAAAGATCTTTCAAATATATTCAAAGTGAATCTATAATCCCACCAGCGATGTTCCCATAATTCTTTACGGAATGTCCATACGTTCTTGATGAAATTTTTTATATCCCATCGTAAGAATTTATACGTCTTATACCACCAAGTATTATGCCTTGCAAGTACTTTGAGGCTATCGAAGAAGCTTTCTGCAAATTTTATTTCCATCTTACTTTACTATTGTGTACAGGAGTACGATTACTAATCCTATGAGGGCCCAGAATGCAGCGTCTTCTGAGTATTTAATTTGATCGGGTCTTTTTCCTTGATTATTCATATACTTAAGATATGAAAAAATATGATAAGAAACAACTAAATTAGAAATTTATACGCTTCTAATTTATTCCTTCTATACTTATTACTCTTATGTAACATAGGACGGAATGTCTTTCCTACTATACCTACATGTGTATCTAATCTATCTAAATCTTCTTCTGTTGAGAATATCTTTTCGTAAGTTGTTTTGAAATCATCTATAAGTTCTACCTCTTTGTATCTATCTTGTAATAAAGATACTTGGTAGTTTATGTCTTCTTGTGGGATTTGTTTAGAAGCAAATACATAGGGTGCATGCCAATCTAACATATTACCGCCTGAAGCTGCAAATACAAAACTTTCAGCTTGTTCTAAAACATTTTCTCTCCAAAGTATTATTACTTTGTCAAATCTATTTTTTAATTCCGGATACCAATAACCTCCTTGCCCCCATATTGTTTTTATAACTACATCTTTTCTTTCCCAAATATCATAATCTGTATAACTCTCCTCGAAATACTGACTATCAATATGGAAAGGTTCAAAAATAAATTTAAAGTTTAAAGACTTAGCTATGTAATCTGCCAAGACTGTTGAGCCGGTTCTTGGAAGTGCATAAACTAGTATACGCATTATGATCTTTTTAAACTAAAATAATCTGGAAAGTTTGTATCAATAAAATTATGCAAATCTGTTGCATATTTTTTATTATGTAAAGGACCTGGGTGACCACCATCTGCTGCAATATCAAGCCATTTTTTATTGTCCTTTCCATCAAATCTGTTAGATTCTTCATATGAGATAGGTATATTAAACGACCCACTCCATAACCAATTGCATTTCTTTGATTCTAAAAAATACTTTATTAATAAATGATTTTTATACCAGTTTATCAAATCTTCATTATGATTTTGTAATTCAAGTGATATAGATTGTATCCTTACACCAGGTAGTGTTTCTTTTAAATACCCCCATGAACTTGTCGGCATATACGGCTCTACTCCACCGTCCTTTGTATATATCTCTCTTCGTTGAGGTGATGTATACATTATTAAAACTAAATCAGGTTTAATTAAATCATAATAAGTTAGAAGACATCTACTCATATAATCGTTACTTCTACCGCCAAATCCAAAATTTAAATCAACAGCATTTGGTATCAGTTTACATAATTGATGTGACCATGTTTCATCATCGTTTAATCCAACTCCTTCTGTATTAGAATCACCTATAGACATTACCCTTAATCCTTCTTGTGTTGGTTCATCTCCTCTAAACCCTAGTGAGTTATAAGTGTAGATACATTTACCTGAAGTATCTGAACCTGATGTATTAAAAGATGCATTAACTCTATTTGCTAGATGAAATTTGAAAGACGAAACTTCAAAACTTTCTGGATTCCAGTATTTTGGTGTTTTCATATTAACTTACTTGTTTGTAATTTTATATTTTCTCTTTGTAAAAACCAAAGCAATGAAAAACGTTCTCCATCTAAAATAGGTGTTATCTCATGTTCTATCCTTACATCAAATAAATATGTATTCCCGGCGACTTGACTTAGGGTCTGTTCATTTGGATTATAAAGTTTAAAATTACCACCTACAAAATTGTCATTTAATAAGACACCGACAGCATATATTCTATTGTCTCGGACGTCATTATGTTTTCCAAACCAATCACCTTCTTTAAATTTATGAAAATGTATTTCTGTTTTTAATTTTTTTATTTTTAAACCTGTTTCTAATTCAAAAAACGTTTTTAATTTATCAAACACCCATTTAGTTTCTAATGTATATTCGATTGGTTGAGAATCATATTTTCTATCTTTCATCCTCCAATTCGTAATATATGTACTATTATATAAAGTTATAGACTCACATTCCTCTTTAGTAAATATAACTCTTTCTTCTAATATCATTATATTAACGTTTTATTTGTATTATCTATAAACTCATACAAATTGTGAAATAAGTTTTGATTTTTCCATACTTTATTAAATTCTTTTTTAAATAAATAATGTTCTGGGTGTTCTTCATCCCATACTTGTTTGAGTTTAAATTCACCTTCAGAAAATGTTCCCCAATTAGTTATTTTACCAAAAAATACATTTACTTTTTTACCAAAAATAGAATACATCAAATTATAAAATGTTTCCATTTCGGTATAATTAGAATCTTGTACTACAAATGAAGTCTTTATTTTACTCAATGTTGGTATTGTAGATATAAACTTTAAATTATTCAATAGATTTTCCCAATCGCCTCCTAATCTAGTTTTATTCTCATAAGTATCTTTTGTACCTGCATCTATCGATATTTCACAGGTACGTACATACTTATGTATGTTCGGCATACTATCCCACATCTCTTTATTCCACATTGATGCGTTAGTGTGCAAGTGAATAGATGTTAACTTTGGGTATTTTTTTGGGTTGAATTTTCTTAGATAGTTTCTAAACCCAACTGAAACGAAAGGATCTCCGGAACCTGTAATGTATAATGTTTTTACATATCGAGAAAAATATTCATCAATCTCTTCAATTGTTTTCTCAACACGTTTTATACCTTCACTATTTTCTACAATTAAATCTACTCTACAAGAAGGGCATTTATAGTTGCAAGTTCTATCGAAATTCATAACTAAGTAACTAGGTGAGTTGTTAGCTACTATTGCAGACTTAATTTTTGAATCGGACTTTGAACTGATTGGACCTGATGTTGTTCCGTAATTTAATAACCTGCTTAAATGTGGGCACATTTCTCTATCACAATACTTAAAAGAACCATCTAATATTGAATTCCTAATATCAACTAATGGTTCACTGTTGTAAATATCTTTTAGAGGTATTTGGTTAAGTTCAACTTTATTTGGTAGCCAAGAAGGGCAGCATACAAAACAAACCTTATTGTGTATTTCAAGTGAATTAAACGGTACACTGCATATATAATCTTTCAAGTCTACCATCTTATATAACTATTAGTAAAGTAAAAGACTTAGTAGGTATTAACCTTCTAAGTGTTTAACTTTAATTGCAGAAACAACAGCTGAAAATGCTGCTGCTACCTTTGTTTTTAAATCTGTAGATAATGGGCCAGTTACAACTTTGACTACCTGTTCCTGTCTATTTACTCTCTTTTTTTCTACTTTAGCCATAATTTAATTTTTTATTTAAAGGATTCTTGACTACATGTTGGACACCAGTTTTGATAACACCAGTTACCACAGTAATAATAACTACACCAACAACTATTATGCATCACACTAAAATCTCCATCTCCAATATCAACTAAGAATAAGTCAGAAGGGGCAAAATCAAGTGAATAAATTATTCTAGTTTCATAGACTATTTCTAGGTTAGTAATTTCTATTGCAGTTAATTCAGTTGTATTAGAATCTGTAATAACTATTTTATCTCCGATATAGCAGTTGTTTATTTGTTCCCATCTAGTTTCGGTAGAGTCTTTTTCTACAATAAATAAAGTAGACTGCGGAGCCTCTGTCCATGAACGGCCATCTGATAATGTTATTTTTATCATTACTGTTTCTACTGACGACGATACCATCCCGATTAGCTCAGACTGAACTTGTGTTAAAGTGCTATTTGCTTGCTGTAGGTCGCTATTCCATCCAAATGTATGTATTTCACTAGTAAAAGCTGCTGCTTCGTTTTCGTTAGTATCGATAATATTAATAGAACGGATATAATCACCTAACTTAATAGTATCAATATCTGCTAAAGTACCATCAAATTTTAAAATAACTGAATCATCATCAGTATGGTAGTCCGTATAATTTAGTTTTTTTGCAATATCTTTTGTAATATATTTTTGTCTAGTTTTACTATTGAACTTTCTAGTTTCTAAAAGAAATTCGTCTTCGCTAAATGAAAGTGGTAACCTAGTAGAATGAGTATACCCTCCCATATTAATTATATCTAAATTAGGGCCGTATATAATATCAATACTTCTTATTGTTGAATATCTTCCTTCTACAATATTATCTTCAGAATATATAAATTCTTGGGCTAAGTAACCACCCTCAAGAGAATCAGTAATTGTATTCAATTGATTTGCGTCAGAAATATTATATACAGCTGGATAGATATTAGTATCATAATCAGGGCTGTTTGCTTTAACTAATAGGTTTGGCTTTACTGAAGAGTAATCTACTTCGTCTAAAGTATTTAAACTTAACAAATCAGATTGAAAATATGTCTTCGGTATATAAGCAGACCCACTCATCAAGTTAAAAAACTCAAACTTATTAGCACAGTACGTATCATCTACTAATGCGGTAGCATCAAATGATTGTCTTAGAATAAATTTAAAGGGTGCATCTTCTATGAAGGGTACTGTAACTGATCTTGATGCTACTGTATGCTCGTGAAAAATAATATCGTTTTCCAAACACTTAGCTCGGAGTATATTACGAAAATTATTCTCTTCATTCAAAGGCAAGTAAGCACTTCCTTCTGTCCATATAAAATGAAACTCTGTAATGCTGTTAGCGATTAGCATACTAAATAATGCTGTATAATCTAATAAATCTGCTCCCCTATTAGAAATACAGGTATTTGTATTTATCTCTATAACTTTTACCGAGTCATCTTTTTGTAGTAAATCACTACCAATTATCGTTGCTTTCATATATACGTTTCCTTTATGTATAAATATCCAAACTTAATCTTTAAGTGAGGTATCTTATATTAATGTATTATTTTTTTTGTTTTCCGGTGGTTCAATATAATCAGAATCAATTTCCCCCCACTTTTTTAATGGACAAGCATTATAGTATGGAGAAAATACTTTTCTGCCCATCGGACACCCACACTCACCACAGTAAGCTGACCATTTTAGTCCTCTTATAGTTTCTTTCCTAAATTCACATCCTGTACAAACTTCTAGTCTTAATTTAGCTAGTTCTTGTTGAGCAGGTGTTGGATTAAAAGCAATTAACCAAGCTTTAAATATTTCCTTATAGTTAATAGGAGGAGGTATAGTCATTTTTAAATTAACGTTTTATTAGTTTCAAATAACTTATTATGAAGAAACCCAACTAATGTAAATCGTGCACCAACACAGTTTTCTACTTTATGTGCTTCTTCTTTAGTAAAATATACCATAGTTCCTACTTTAGGTGTTATAGATTCATTATCAAAAATTAATTTACCCCCGGTATAATTATCATTTAGAAAAATAATAAAAGAGTAGTTATTTGAATGATAGTGTTTAGTTTCGACTTGTACGGTACTATCGTCTACTAATTGTATTCTAAGTTTTTTGAAGTCGCAACTCTGAAATTCAGTAATAATTTCTATAACTTTGTTTAAATGCGGAAGTAAGTCTACTCCGGAAAAGCGATAGATATTATCGTCTACACTATTAACATTACCGGCATCCCATAAACTAATAATAGATTGACATTGAGTTGATGTTAAATAGTTTTCAATTATCTTAATCATCTTAAATTAACGTAAAACTTGTTTTAGGTATATCGTAATGATTATAAATAGTATCGTATCTGTCTTTGAAATTCTGATCTAATTGTATAGAGCACTCTATGTTTTGAGTAGAGTTAAGATGTTTTAGTTTAAACTCTTTTCCAATTTTGTTTGAGACCCAATTTTCCATAAGATCTAGTTTATCAATATCAAACCAAATAATATCTCTATCATGATTATGCCAATAAGAAGACGGTGTTAAGAGCAAGTTAAATACGTTAACTATATATTCATCGGAATATAATTGCTTAAATCCTGTTGGTATGCTATATTTTTTAATAAAACTATTCTTTAATAAAAACTCATTTATTACATCTATTCTATTTTCATAAGTAGATAGGTCTTCTTTTTTGAAAAAAAATAATTCATCTAAACTACAATTTTTTAAAAATAAAGCTGGTTTGATAGCGTAGGCTCTTCTTAAATCCCAAATAATATGTTTAAATAATGAATAGAAGGTTTCGTACCTATCTCTCTTAACTGCAATTACCGGGTAGTTCTTCCCGAACTTTTTTCTAAGTGTAACTAAAGCTTCATGTCCATGTGTTATAAAGTCCATTATTTGATTTTCATCTACGTCTTTGATTTCTACTGTAGCATTTAGATTTTCATATATCGGATACAAGTGTTCTATTTCTAAGTTATATAATTTACAAGAAACATAAAACGAGGTTGAACCACATCTTGGTAAGCTTATAAATATAAATTTATTATCTACTAACATTAGATCAACGATTTTTGAAAATGCTTAAATTTTGCTGCAAAATTAAAATTTATAATAAACCTATCTCCATCAGTAGGGTAAGTACCGTAATGTGCTAGGTTACCGTCAAATACAACACATCTACCCGCCTTAGGTAATACTTCTGTTAATAAAGTATATGAGTTGTAATCTACTCCGTTAAAATCTTTTTTAAGCATCTCTGCATTATTTCCATTAATATTATTAAAAATGCAAGTACCACCGGTAGAATTATTAATATAATAAACCATAGCAATATGGTTTTTATTATCATCACAATGTAACAAATCCATTGGATTATAATCTTCAATAGGTGAAGTCCAGTTAATTTTCCATCTATAATTTTTAATAAATTCTAAATTCAAATTTTCTGTAACAGCTATTTGCATATTATCAATTATACGAATAATTTCACCATTTTTACAATTTGTATTTTGTGAAACTTTTGCTGGAAATTTATGTGTTTCGGATTTCCCTCCATATTGACCGGTAATGTTTTCTACTGATACCCATTCTATATCACTACTTTTAACATAATCGTTTAAAATTTTTTGTTCTTCTGCTGGTATTATATTATCAAATACATAATAATTTCCTATCATAGTAAGCTTTTTTCTTTTTTGATATAATCAAATCCAACATTACCTGCTATAACGATTCTGTCAATAGTAGAATTTGGTGCGTTATTTGGTGCGTGTGGCATATCCGCTTCCATTATAATTAAGTCATCTTCTTCTGGTTTTACCCAGTATTCTTTTTTATTTTTACCTCTAAAATATAAAACTCCATCTTCACCGTTCATTACATCCGGCATCTGTATATAATAAACGTAGGTGTAATGAGGATAAAAATCATCATGATTTCTATTAATATCGGTATGTGTATGAAACTTATCTACTCCTGTAATTACATCATGCTTAAATTGAAGTTGTATAGGATCTACCGAACGTACCACATTAACCCATGCGTCAGTATTGACTTTATTATACTTAGTGTTAGTTTCCTCCCATAGTTTTTTACATTCGTCTATACCTTTTTGAATTATACTATCTAAGTAATTTTGTATATTAATACTACCTGTAAAATTCAAATCATGATTCCGTATTTTAATATATCCAAATCCATCTGTAGTATTTTTCGGCACAGATTTTATTACTTTTTCAGCTTCTTCCAATAAGATAGCTCTATCTGAAACTCTACCTAATTTAGTTTTCCATATGTATGTAGTTTCGTCGAAATATATCTTTTCCATACTATTTTTGTTTTTTCAATCCGTATTTAATATACTGATACCAAACTCTTTCATGTAGAAAATAAATTATTGGTTTTATTATTAATTCTGCTAAACCTACTACACCTGCCCATTTTATAGGAAGTCCGGCAAATAAGGTTAATATAATAGTAGTTATAGTTCCAATAAAGCGATAACTAATACTTTTTGCTATATGTCTTTTTACTAACGGCATTATAACATATTTACTTTACCCAGTCGTTAAATGCCTCTTCATAGGCAGATACTTTATCTCTATTAGGATCTTCTTCTATAAGTTTTTTAGCAGCATCTAATACTTCTCTCCATAATCCATATGAATGAGCTTCTAAAAGAATTTCTTCTATTTGTTCTTCTGTTGTCATAGTTTACCTTCTTCTTTCATTTTATTTCTTATGCCTGTTGCTGAGATATCTCTAATCTCCTCTGGAGGTACATGTTCAATAACATCATATCCAACTCCTCTTCCTATATTAATAGATTCTATATCAGGAATGATCATAAGTCTTACTCTTCCTTCCTCAATGAGATCCATTAATTCTTCTGTAAGCATCATCATAATTTGGTATGCAGACCAAGGATTCTTTTCATCTTCTTTGACATCTCTTACACACAGTAAAACTTTCTTTCCTTGATTTAATTGTTGATCAATCAACCATCTGTGCCCTTTATGCCATGGTTGCCATCTGCCAATAAACATAGAATACTTTACTTCATTAGATGAAGACTGAAATGCGGCAGTTGCTAAATAATTTGTACTCATATTACAATGTACGAACTTTACTTTAAAGCTCCAACTTATCTACTAATTCTCTATAAGTATAGAAAGGATCTTTATCTGTAGTATCGACATCTAGATAATTTTCTAAAGGCGGTTCGTAATTTTCTACATGAAAATGATTACGCCCTCTGTCTTCAGACGTATGAACATACAACTCAATTAAATCTTTTCCTAATCTAGCTTTAAAAGCTTCTCGTTGGTCTCGATAAGGAGATACTACAGACACAAATACACAGTATCCTTTTTCGTTTAGGAAGTAAGATATATTCTGAGCTAGTTCTATATTCTTTCTCCTTCCAGCTTCTGAATAGTCTTTGTTCTCAAAAATCTCTCTAATATCGTCTCCGTCAACTGTTATAGCTGATTGATGTACGTGCACCTTCAATGAGGTGGCTAGCGTAGTCTTTCCAGCTCCAGGCTGGCCTGTAAACCAATATATCATTTGTTTAGTATTTGTAAATTTTGATTTATTCTTAATCGCCAATCTTTCATACGATTTTCCTTATATATCTGATCTTTATGTATTGCTGCTTTTTCAAACCATACATGATAATATTCAACCTCTGGTAGTTGCTTTTCAATATTATCGAAATGCGTCCATGTAGGGGTATTACCAACTGCTGTACTTCCTAGGCTATCGGCAAATTGTATGTATATCTTATTTATAGCGTGTCCTACGTTAGCATTCCTGGCACGTAATAGGTAACCTAAAATGTTCTGATCGGTCATTAGCCACAGTTCGTCAGGAACGTATTTATAGTCTTTAGTAACGATATGTAAATGTAACTCCCTGTATCTTTTTTGAAGAGACTTTACTAGCTCATTATCATTCATAAATAGGAAACAAGTATTAGGTATCAACATTGTTTCTGAGAATTCTGGAATATCTAATTTGAATTCATCTTTAACTCTCCCTTCAGCTACATAAAGCCAAGCTCTAAGCAACTCCCAATGAGCATGAGTAACATCCTTTTTAAATACCCAATCTGGTATTTTATTTAAAAGAAAGAAGTCTGTATCTAAAAATAGAAAAGGAGGTTTCTCATTACAGATGCTTAGAATCTTTCCACTAGTCCAGAACTTAGCTGGGTCTATACTACTGTCTGCATTAACTGAATTAAGGAAGTCTACATCTACTTCATCAAAGTATTGTAACATATTCTCTTTGCGGTAGTACTCGTAACCAGCTGTATCTGTATACATCTTTATAGGTGCACCTGTATATCTTTTAGCCGATGTAAAGCTATAGATCTGCATAAGCTTTTCATAGTCTTCTAGCTTGTATTCCAATGGGGGTGGGCTTCCGTCTTTTAAGTAGCTTTTTATACCTGTAAATTTATTCTTATTAAAGAACGGTTTAGTCCAATTAACGTATATAATTTTAAAATTATTCATGAATAAAGTAAATATTTTTGTTAGCTTTTATATTAATATAGGCGTTAAGTATGTGTTGAGAATCCCACATATCCCTGTCGCTCTTACCTATACATACATTAGGTTCAACTTTGTCTATATATTCGTCTAGACTGTGTATATACCTGTTAAAATACAGCAGAGCACAAAGCTCTTCGATGTTTGTTGTTATTGTCTTCTCTTTATGTATATTTAATAGATTGTGAGCGAAAGAAGATTCTCTACTATATACAAATCCGGCATTAGGTATTGCCAGTCCGCCTTCATATTTCCATTTACCATACCTTAGTACTTGGTACATCATTAAATTAAAGTAGTGAGTCTTATCTAAAGCTTCTTCTTCCGGAGTATCTTTTACATTAAGCGGACTTATAGTTTGAAATTTTTGAATAGCTTTTTGTGGAAAATAATATAGAGGCATCTGTATAGCCTCTCCTTTTTCTAAACTATTCCAGAAGATATCATCGAGAGGCTTTTGCTGAATGCAGTCCCAGTCTAAGTAAAGAAAAGGTCCTGATAAGGAGGAAAGGCAGAAAGCAGTCAGTTTGTTAATAAACCAACCCTCCCAGCCTATAGTATTATCCCCCATATATTCTGTTTGATAGCCTAACTCTTGAATAAATTCTAGGTTACTATCGTCCCAGCAATATACTAATTGATCTTCTGGAAGTAGTCCAAACTCTCTACTAATCCTAGTAGCTCTTTTAATTTCTTCTGTATGCGTAGTACCCCATATCGTTCTAATTATCTTCATCACTAAAAATTAAAAAAAGAGCCGGAGGTGAGTCCGGCTCCCTTATATTTACTAACTAGTTAAGCATTGCAGTTGCTAACTTAAACAGCTCTTTATTAACTGACAAGTCTTTTTCGAAAGATTTAATCTTACGAACCTTACGAACTTTAGCTCCACGAAGAGCAGCACTAAAGCCTCCTTGAGTAACCTTCTCTTGAATTACGTTAAACACTTTCCAAAGATCATTTCCTTCATCAGCTTTACGCTTTGGAGTTAACATATCACGAAGAGTTTCGTCATCGTATCCAACTACAGATCCTTCTGGAAGCTTACCTGAACGGATAGTCATAGCTTTGAGAGCTAAATCCATTTTCTCTTCATCTGTTAAGATGCGTTGTTTCATCTTGTTAAGAACCTCTACCTTGTTAGGTAAGTCGTTAACTGCTTTAGTTACTACACCGCGTAGTTCTTCAAAAGTATAACCTGAGTGACGGATACGGAAGTCAGCAAATTGTTCATCTGCAACAACCAATCCATTAGAGCATACTAGTCGAAAGATACCAACTGCAAACTGGAATGAATTAAAACCATCATGAGAGTTAGTCATGATAATACGAGGAAAAGCATCGTCTCCATCTGCACCCTTGATCATAATATCAGGGTTCTGAAAAGAGATCATATGCTTGGAGAAGATCGTATTAGATTTACTTTTACGAGCTTTTCTTTGAGCAGCTGTAACTGGGAACCAGTTTAGCTTAGCCAAATCGTCTACAATAGTCTCAGTATTAACGTGTAAATACTTTCCGCTAACTTTAGGGTTAGTAGGAGTTGAAGCGAATGCTAACGGACATACTTTGTTGATGTCTTCTTTTGTCATAAATGTGTCGAGTGACTTGTTGAATGTTTGTAACATAACCTATTTGTTTTAAGTGATTAATTAATTATTATACCTTAAGATACGGACTTAGATGCAGAAAAGCCACTAACTCACAATCTTTTTTTTCTCTTTTTTTCCGGAAAGAGGTTTGAACATTTCTGTCCATTTAGTACCTCCTACAATCATATTGAGTCCTTTGCTCTCAACTATTGTGTTAGTTCCTTGATGATAAACCGGTCCAAAATACTCGTAAGTAATCATCGGGATATCTCTGTTTTCTCTAGACACATATTCCGGCTCGGTAATACGTCTCTTTCCGTCGAATGATCTGAATTCTGAAGCTGTAGTTCTATACCAGTTGTTTAAATCTGGGTAGTAGACTTCTAATACTCCTGCTGTATTGAATGGGTACTCAATTTTTACTGTATGACCTCTTTTCTCTGACATAACCTTATTATAATTTATAAGAATATAAAGTACCACAATCATCATCGTCGATATCGTCTTCAACAACATCAAAACCGTAACCTAACATTTCCTGAAGCTTACCTGCGTCAATTCGACTCCAGTATCCAAAGCGAAGGTAAACAGGATTGTTTCCACCCATTACTTGACCGATTTCAAACTCACCAAACTCTGCAGCGATCTCTGCTACTTTTTTACTACTTAATTTATTCATCATAACCTTTATTTTTTAAATTTTAAATACTTTTGAAATTACGCCTCTAAGGCGTCAATCTTGGCTTCTAACTTAGCCATTAGAGCTTTAGTGCTCTCTACCATAGAAGACCAACCTTTGGCCTTATACTGCTCCAATCTAATGGAGGCTTCTTCTAACTGCGTCAGAAGCATTTCGAATTTTAAATCATTTCTAGACATAACATTTATTTTAAGTAACCGTTAAAGTATCTATCTCTCTAACATACCTTAAATTACGAAAAAGAACGCAGAAAAGCAACTAACTCACAATCTTTTTTTTATTTTTTTTTCCGGAAAGAACAAAAAAAGACCCCCTAAAAGGAGGCCTCTTTCTACATTCTACATTGCTTACTTAGCAGCTGTTAACTGAGTTGTTAACTTGCTGATCTTTGTAGCGTTGCTTTCTCTACGATACAACAAGCGATAAGCTGCGTTAACGATACGATCGTTGAAACGAACTCCATTTAATACATTAGTAATGTGTGAAGTACTGTAGTTGTTCTCTAATACGTCACTAATACGTGGAACGTCACCGTTACGGCGTTTGCTTGCGATCTTTGAGATCTTTTGTGTGTAGTTCATCTTATAACTGTTTAATTGTTTATATATATATAATGTACGATTATTATTTCTTATTTGCAACTTTATTCTTAGAAACTTTTCCCGATTGTATTTTTTCTTGTAATTGCCATACATCAATACACTCGTCAGTCCTTTCCTGCTTATGGAAAAAGTCAAGGACTGTTTTTAAAACATTATTCCATTCTTCCCTAGGGACGCTTACCTCGTAACTATAATCAGCTTGTCCGACGGTTATTTTAAAGATCTCAGCTGATTGTCTATCTTCATCATAAGCCTTTGTAACTGCTTTATACATCTGTTCAATAAGAACTTCATTACCTGGGCTAAAAACTTCATCTAGTTCTTTATAATCTTTTACATTTATTTCTAGCATTTTATCGAATGGATTTTTCTATGTTAGTTAATAGGCCTACCTCGTTAATAAATACTTTTCTATCAAATTCTTGCATCTGTTGATGAATAGCGTCTCTTACAATAGTTAAAATCTCATTCCCAAATTCACTGCTATATACATGATTGTAGCTAAATTTTGTATTAGTAATTGTAACTTCCATGTCTGTAACCTTTATGTAGTAGTGTAGCTTCTCGTTAGACAAATAGTAGACGCTACTCATTGGATTACAAATTAAGTCTACCTCCGTACTAGTTGCCATTTTTCGTACTACTTCTAAAAGTTTAGCTTCTTTGTCGTTGTAGATACGCTTTCTTTTGAAAAACTTTTCTATTTTTTGAATAAGTTCGATCATAACCTTTTGTTTTGTTTAATTGAATTTAGATTTAAGTTGTTCATTTTTAATTAAGTTCTGTATTTTTGTCACATACGCAACATCTTCTGCATAGAATTTAGATAAAAACTGATAGTATTCTTTTTCTGATTTAACATTTCTCAAGTAGCTTGAATAGTATAAAGCATAATCTATTAAAGACTCCGTCCAGCTTTCATAGGAAGCATATCCGTGTTCTGATCCTATAGCTGATGTTAGTCTAGAGCTTGCTAATTTCATACCAAACATATTATTATTCTCTTTGAATAAATAAGAACGAAAATTGTTTGATTCTAATTTTGCCTGTGCTAATACTATATGAGGAAATCTAAAATTTAATCCTGCGATTTCATCAACTAATCTTTCTTCAGAGAACTTATTTACTTCTTTGAGTACAATTAGTTTTTGCTCTTCTGGAATGCTGACTTCTTGTTTTGCAGTATAACCAAATACAGTAGTAATTAATGCTGTTAAAATTAACGGCTTTGCTAATAATTTAAATTTACTTACTTTTTCAAAATTTAAAGAATTCTCATTGAATTTGTATATCATAATAGTTTTCTTTATTAATTAAATGTACGAATATTTCTGCTGAATAGCAACTAGAATAACTTAAAAAAGTCCGTCTTAATGCTTTTCTCTCGTAATTTTTCATTACGCTCATGTATCTTAACTAAATCATCCGCTACTTTTCTTTCTAGTGGCTTAGGTCTTTTACCTTTTAACTTAGGTTTTCCTTTTTTCGTATTGTCTTCCATATAGATAAATATTACTGGCGAGTAATATACTCATGACCTATTGGCTTCTCCTCTTCTTCTTTGTATAGACCTAACGATTTTAAATGCTCTAGATGATACTCATCCAGTTCCCAACTAAACTCTTCTTTAGAAGGTATATAATCTTCCATTCCGTCTACTTGAGCATCAGTTATAGGAGATGCTGCATATAGAAATGAACAATTATAACACAAAAATTCTAAATTATCTAAATGATAATTTCTCTGGTTACCATCTTTATGGTTTAGTATTAGAGGTATCTTATTGTCAATAACTCTTCTTTCACTAAAATCGCATTTATTACATTTCTCTTCAATTAAAGCTTCAAATATGATTCTTTGTTTTATTTTCTTTGCATCAAAATGCTCTACAGGGACTCTTCCTTCTATCAAGTCCATCAAAGGAGGTTCTTTTCCATTATTGACTAAAAATTTAGGAATACCTTTACCTGATTGATTAAGGTGTATTTCAAGTAAAGTTAACCCAGAAGCTTCTTCTTTATATAACTTAGCATACTTTTTATAATGGTTGTATGATACATGCAGGTACCTAGCTGCTGCTCGATTTGATCGAGTCATCTTCATTGCACGAAGTATATCTTCTTTAGCTAATATTTTAGAAGGTCTAGCCATAATTAAGTATCTAGAAGATCTTCTTCTTCCTCTTCTTCTTCTGTATCGTAATCTGCATCATAAACAAAAGCGGATTGATCATCTAACTCTTCATCATCTACTAAACGTTTTACGATTGGCGTTACCGAGGATGAGACTGGGCTCTCTTCTGTATCAAAATCTATTATTTCGATTTCTCCTACTACTTTTCTACCCAAAGCATTAGCTTCTAATTCTATTATTCTTTGAGCCTGTTCTTGTGTTATGATTTCTGTATCAGTCCAGATATCATCTCCAGTTCCATAAGTAACAGTTCTAGCTAGTAAGGGTTTTTCTGTTGAGCAATTAACACAGAAGTTATATCCGTATTTTTCTTTCCTCAATTTAGGCATCGGTGAGTTGCACTTGGTGCAAATTATCATCTCTAATTGCATATTATAACCGTTTTAAATTAATGTTCATAAAGATATGAATAATAAAGTTCTAAAGCCACTACTTTATAAAAAGAATTTCCTTAAAAAATATTACCGAATTTTTCCTGCACGTACTGTGCTTTTAGTTTTTGAGCTCTTTTTTTAACTGAAGGTTTTACAAATTCTTTACGATCCCTAAGCTCCTTTACTATCCCGATTTTGTTATGTTTTTGTTTATAAGCTTTTAAAGCTTGATCTAGGGATTTATATTTTTTTATATCTATTAAAATCATTCTTTTTATTTAAGTAACTCTATAACATCCCAGACTTCTGCAGGAGTTTTAAAATTAAACACCTGGTGTTGTATTTCTCCGGTTCCTATTTTCATATCTAATCGAACCATTCCGTCCCAATCTTGATCATGAACTAAATCAAATAGGTACAAGTTTATTAATGTTAGTTGTTGTTTATTAAATATCATCTTAAAAAGATTCTCAATGACTTGAATAAACTTTTCTTCATACACTGTAGGATCGAGACCTATCTCTTCTTCCATAAAATCTCTTCTATCTTCTATTTCTCTTAATAGAGTCAGGGTTTCTACAAACAGCTTCTTATTCATAAGATTTCTATCTTGCTCTTTGAGCTTAAGTTTAAATCTAAATTTTAAATAGTTCTTTAGAATTGATCTTAAAGCAGTATTTTCTTTCATATCTAATCAATTTAAAGTAACCTGATTAAACACAATACTAAGCTGTTAGCTTATCTTCCGGGGCTTCTTCGGCTGCTGGGGCATTTGGATTTTGCCCTGATAGAGCTTGACGAACAATCTTATCTATGTATTCAATATAAATAAAGAAGCCGACAATGGTCTTATCTTTTAAGTTACGATCTCTTTCTACTCTCATACCAAACTCTGCTAGCCCTTTCTCAAGTCTTTCTTCTAATTCAATAGCAATATCGTTCTGTTCTGTTGGAGTGATTGCTCCAAACTGAGTAGGTAAAAATTGTACTTTGATACCCTTTTTCTGAGGATCTTCGTTTACATCTACCTTCAGGATAAAAGAATGCCCGGCAAAGTTTACTTTTGCCGCTTCACTTATTACCTTTTTAATTTCATCAATATAGTTCATAGTATTTGAAATGTTTTCAATTATGTAAATAAATAGCTTAAGATACTTGTATTAGAGAATTTTGAGTCTCATTTAAACGTAATACTGTTACTGTAAGATTCCCTAATCTAAACTTGCCGTTATGTCCTTGCTCTTGAAGTATCTCTGGAAGTATTTGTAAGGCTTGAAAGTCTTGATTAGTAAAGGTTTTTCTGTCTATCTCTACTACAATATCATCGTAGTCGAATGGATTGCTATACCCTAAGGTGTGCACTCTCTTATGTAAGTCGTAACTAGTTCTCTTATGCTCATATTCATAGTATGATGCAAATAAGACCCCCATCTCATCATCAATATAGATTCTATCGCACCATGGCTCTAGAGTATCTAATAACTGTAAATTACAGCCTTTAATTGCATAGGCTATGTTGTACTTAGGAGGAACAATTGGTTTCATTAGCGACGTGTGTTTAACGTTAGACCCCCATTTGCGAATAAACTCTCTAGTAGAGCTATTCATAAGCCTTTGCCATTCTTCGTCTTTCTTTTCTCCTACACTTCCATGTTGAAATTGTCCTCCTCTACCTGTAAAATGATATACGAGGCTAGCCCAGGGTTGAACAAAGTTAAAGCCGGCTAGTAACATTCTGTTAAAGATATCTGAATCTTCTCTAGCAGATTTTAAGATAGGATCGTGTCCACCTAACGATAAAAAGTCATCTTTATACATCATCCATGGAGCAAAAATACCCTCTGTTACTATACTTGATTTATTCTCTCTAGCTACAAACTTATTAAAAGCCTTTTCTTTAAACTCTTCTGGCCATATTCCAAAATCCATTAGGATTTTTTCTCCTGCGTTTGGATGTAAAGGTGGTTCGATTCGAGTAGAACAAACTACTGTATTTTTCTGTAACTGGTTCCATGCAAGGTAGTCTGCATCTTTACCTAATATCATATCAGCATGAAATATCATAAAAGCAGCTGTTGTGCTCTTATCTATACAGTAATCGTATGCTTTTCCTATACCGTAGAGTTCTTTACCTAGTTTAGGATTTACAAAGTACGTTATTTTATACTTATCTTTATTTTCACGCAACCATTCAACTGTACCGTCGTTGTCTGAATCTACAAATACAATTATATCGTGATCTGGTCTAGATGCATTCTCCCTAATAGAAGGTATACAGGTCCTTAAGTACCTTAAATTATTCTTACTAGGGATGCAAAATGTTATTTTATTCATTATTTAATTCCATTTACCATTCCGTAAGTATCAAAGATCGGAAGACCATTCCACTTACTATAAAATTTTCTTACGTTTTCTGCTTCTGCTCTTTTTTGTCTCTCTGAAGATTGACCTCCATTCTCTTCTAATCGATGGCTTCCTCTTGCTCCGAAATGCCATACTACAGATTTAGAAGGCATTACAAACTCTACTCCTGCTTGCTTCATTCTTAAAAATAAATCTACATCATCCCAGCTAGTAGGAGCAAACAAAGGATCATTGCCTCCAATTTCATCCCATACAGATTTCTTAACTAAGCCTGAAACTCCTTCTCCTTTTGGTATCTGAAAGTCATTAAGTAAAGCAAACTCTATAGCATATTCTTCTAATCTTTCTTTATCAAAATCGTTTGCGTAAG